GCATCAACACGGTGTTGGCGTCGAGAAAACGATTAGGAACAACCGATATCGTTGAGAACGGAGTTACCAAGATATCCACAGAGTTAACTACCGTAGTGCTGCTTCCGAAGTCTCGCTGGCGACCAGAGGCCGTAGCGAAGCCTGCAACTGTCACAGAGTGCGAAGGTGTTACCTGCATCTGCGTTGCGTCGCCGCCTTTTTCGTACACTTTTTGTGCCACGTCGAGGACGAGTGCTTCCGTTAGCGAACGATTGCTTCCAGCGGTATTTGTGGTGGCCGCGCTGATCTGGTTGGCAGCGGAGGTCAATTGACGTGCAGTTGAGCTGTTTCCAGCGGTTCCTGCCTGTCCAGCGCCAACAAAAGAATGCTCTATGTCGCGCTTGATTTCCTTGCCAGCTTTTGCTATAGCGTATGCCAAATCACTGGTGCGCCCGTATGTGCCTACCGCTTCGGCGGTGCCTGATACCTGCACGACCTTATCAAAAATCTGCGTGTTAGCAGTTTTTGTGGTCTGTGTAACGGTAGAGGCCGTTCCTGCGTCCGCTCCTTCGACGTTAGCATTTGTGCCAACAGCCGCGAGCGAGTCCTGTAGCCACTGATGTAAAGTGTTAGAGGCTGTGGAGGTGCCGATGCTGGTAAGCATAGGGCATTCAGTTGGGTCAATTTGGTAGATGATGTCCTCGACATCTTCGCGCTTACCGACCTGATCAAAACTTGAGAGAGTACCTGTTACTGTGGGCATTTTATTTCATCCTGTTCAAAAGGGCCGCTGCGGCGTCTTCGACGGTGCCTGTCTTACCTAGCCGCTCCCGTGTCTTCCGGGCGCGTTCTGATTCAACAGCCTTGGTCGAGTCAGCTTTGCTGCCTGACAAAGTTTTGGTAGGTGATGACTTAGCTTTTTTCTTAGCCGTCACCTGTTTTGCCTGATCAAATTGCATGGCCTTCCATAGCGCGGTAATCACACGGTGGTCGGAGACTTGATTAAACTCCTCACCGCTGACACCTAAACCTTGAGCATAGTCCCCAATCTTATAGTAAAGATCGTTGTTCCAGTTTGGGATATTGGTCTTCAGGACAGTCAGACTTTCTTTTGCTGCCTCTTTAAAGGCCGCGTCGGTCTGTTGCTGTTGCTGAGTCTGAAACTGATCCGCCTGCGCCTTAATTAAGTTGTAGGTGGACTGTGCCTGCTCGTAGGCCGCCTTGGCCTGTCTGTATTGATCAGGGTTGTCTATCGCTGCCTGCTCCCAGTTCACGTTCTGAAAACGCGAAATGTCAGCGCCAGCGGCGGACATCAACGCACTAATGGTCGCCTCAGATGCTGCGGTTTGGGCTTCAAAAGCCTTCCGCTGCTCGGCTACCGCCTGCGTCTTTTTTGTGTAGTCGCTTTGTCTGAGATATCCCAGCTTCAGCTCTTCGGCAGTGACACTCTGGCCGTCCACCTCGAACATAGCTTCTGATTCCTCCGCCTCGGCTTCATCGGTTGGGTCTTCATCGACCTCCTCGGCTTCTTCGGTTTCCTCTTCGGGCGCTTCCTCGAACTCTGCGTCTACTGTTTCGGCTTCGTCAGCCTCTTGATCGGATTGCTCCTCAACCTCCGGGTTATCCAGCTCGGATTCCAGTAGCGCGGTCAATCGTTCAATTGTGTCTTGTTCCGAAGAGTCTTGAGTAGGTTGCTCTGCCGGATCAATGTTCGATTCCGCCATTCTACTCACCATCCTGTTGCTTACGCAACTCTAAGTTGTTGATAATTGAGGCAAATTGCTGCACGAACATTTGGCCTGCCTTAAACATCGCGTAGAGCCTTTCGCGCTCCTCGGGTGCCTCCGCCGGTGTCTGTAGCATCTGATCCACTATCCCCTGATTCAGCATCTGGAACGCCTCATTGAACACCTGCGAGTTCATCATCGCGCTGGCCGCGTCTGCCTTGCCTTGGAGTTCGTGCATTTCCATTGTTTCTACGTCGCTCATACTAAAAAGTCCTCTTCAGGTTGCTTTGGTTTTTTGGGTTTACCCACTTTTTCGGGTTTCTCACTTTTCTCAGCTACAAGGGCAGCCGCCTGCGCCTTGTATGCCTCGAATTCCTTGAATACCTGCTTAATGTCGGGCTTGGGTTTCTTGTTCTCATTTGCCCGGTTAATTAGGTCATCGAATCTTGATAAATCAGCCAATGTTTACGTTCCTCGCTTGTGTTTTCTCTAGCTCCAGCTCCTCCTCGTCCATCTCGACCTTGTGAGCGTGCTGCTTCACGTCGATCATGGTCTTGGTCTCTTCGTTCTCCTCGTGAAACTCCTGCTTCAGGGACTCTAGCTGAACCCGGTTGGACTCCTTCAGCGCATCCAGCTCTAGCTGGCCCTCTACAACAGCCGTTTGGCGATCTGCCAGTTGCGCTTGGAACTGCATCTGCTCCATCTGCATCTGCTCCTGAGCCTGCTGCTGCTGCTGCTGCATCTGCTGCTGCTGCATCTGCTGCTGCTGGTAGGCGGGATCGTTTGGATCTTGCAGGAACGCCGCACCGTCCTTGATGTTCAGCAGCTCAAAGGCCCGGGACAGAAGGGCGTGGCGCTGCTGCTGGCCGTAGAGGCCGCCAGCGGTTGGGTCTGCTGGGTTGGAGCTGAACTGGGTGTCCAGAGTCAGCAGCTTCTGGGCCTCTGCCTGCTGCTCCTCCGGGGTCAGTGCCACGGCCACCGTCATCTCGGTGCGGTCACCAAGCGCCGAGGGCGTTACGGGCTGGAACGATCCATCGAGCTGTAGCATCACGGTCTCGTTCTCGTACTCCACGCCCAGCCTGTACAGGTCCTGCATCAACGGCTTCAGGAAGTTCTCAGCGAAGTTGCGGCACATGACCATGATCCGCCGGTTGCTGGCGTTCATAAACGTATTGATTAAGTCGGAGCTGTTCTGCTTGCTGATCGCAGTTGTGTCCATGCCCCGCGACATCCTGCTGGAGCCAGATCGCTGCTCTTTTTCTTGCTCGAAGTTTTCGATGGCGGCGTATACGTTGCTGTTTAGCTGCGGAGTGGGCAGGGGCCGCACCACGCTCTCAGGGTTCGGCGACATTACATCCACCACGGCGCCAACTCTGTTGTCTAATAAGTCGCGTGGGTTCTTCACTAGGCTGAGGTTCGCAACCCAGCGGCTGGTGGTGGTCAACATAAGGTGATCGACCACGCCGCGCTTGAGTGAGGACATAGTCTTCTGCAAGTCACATAACTGGTCCGCCAGCGACATGCCATAGAAGCGATGCGGAAGCGGGAAGGGCGTAAAGGTGCGGAAAGGCATCTCGGCCACCATCTCGATGTCCAGCATCACCCGGCGGCTGTGGATGCACTTGTAGTAAACGCACTCATTTAACTCGGGATCGTGGCGCTTGATGTAAGACTCGTACAGCGTCACATACTCCCTGTCCCGGGAGTCATCCAAGCCAAAGCGGTCATGGCGGAAGCTATCGACGGAGTCTCGACCAATCGAGCCATCCTCCTTCAGCATGTCCTCCTCGTCGAGCTTGGCGACCACATCGGGATCGAAGCCCTCAGACAGCAGCTCGCCACGGGTACGCGCCATGCGGTGCGAGCAAAAATCAGAGTCCTGCACGGTCTTGGCGCGTGGGTTGATCAAGAAGTCTTCAGGCTCCACGGTCTCGACGCAGACCTTGCTGATGTCGATGCGGCGGCGGGTGGAGCCAGAAATCGCCACCTGAGAGTAGGCGGCTCCGGTCTGCTCGTCCACGACCTCGACCGACTCCTCCATCATCTCAATCAGCTCCACGTCGGGCGCTGACATCATGACGTTGAACTCGTTCTCGCTGAACTGCTCAAACTCCTCGGACTCGTAGCGGTAGTCTGCCTTCCAATACCTTTTCACCACCCCGGTCTTGGCAACCAGCGCGTCGTGGATTACATCCGCGAGGATCTTGTAGCCGTTGTTCTGGCGGTAAAAGTTGTAGTTAGTCCACGCGCTAGCCAGCCGGGCGGTGTTCACATCGTCTGGAGACTGCGGGTCGAAGCGGCAGATGTTCCTGTCAGCCGAGAAAGTTTCTAGCATGAGCGCCTTGCAAGCCTCGACAGCGTCAAAAACATCTCGGCTTACATGCTGAGAGCGGCCACGGACCTCGTTCCCCATCGGCTCGCCGTAATAATATCGGTGGGCCTTATCACGCTGATCACCTACCTCAGAATTGGCGTATGTGTCAGCCGCATCAATATTCCGCTCCAGTGTCGAGAGCAGCTCCTGCTCGTCAATAATCATACTCATGGCTTGTGTATCCTTCTTTGTTTCCAAGTTGATGCTGCTCTGCGTTGTTTTGACCAAATCGGGTCACTGATATGGCCGCGTAGCGTGTAGCGTCCATCAAGTCGTCGAATTCTTTGTGAATCTTCCCCTTCTTCCTGTGATATCTTCTGAACTCCTCGAACCAAGGGGATAGAGTGTTAAAAACCTGTAATCTGCCGGTTCGGAACCGCTCTAACATTTCCATCAAACCGGGTTCGACGTAGTTTGTGCCGTCGGCGTTGGTGAAGCGGCCAACCATCAACACCCCGGCCTCGGTATACATCTCTGCAAGCGTCTTGCCGGAGCCTTTCTCGGTGGAGTCGCCGTCGTGGGGGTAGATCATAGGGATGGTTTTCCCTCGTGACTTGATGGCCGAGGCGTGGACCGCCGGTATCTCGCCCTCTTTCTTGTAAATGTCATATACATAGATACAGTCGTTATCTGGGTTGTAGGCCGTCCACACAACGGTTGTGGGGTGGGTTATTCCAAAGTCGATGGCCGCCAGTTTCTTGTAGTGGGCAGGTATCTCGAAGGGATCGCACTTAATAACTTCCTCGGAGAGCGCGAACACCATGCCCTCGCCAAGCACCGGGATGCCCTTGGAGCGCATGTCTCTTTGATACTCGGGAATCGCAGCCAGTAGCTGCTCCTTGGTCTCTTTGTTTAGGTGCTTCGCGTCTTGCCAAGTGGCGTTTGCGAGGTGCTGCCCTTTGGCGCGGTTATCTAAGAACTGGCTGACAAGCTCAGTCACGCCATTTTCAGGCGTGAATGTCATCGTGACATAACCTCCTTCTCCGCCGTTCCCGGTGGCTGTACGGGTCAAACACTGGGGGTATATGGTAGGGTCAGTTGGCTCCTCATCGATCCAAATAAAATCTTGTGAGCTGCCCATTAGTACATGTTGGCCCTGTGTGTAAGACTTGAACGATACCAATGAGGTGTTGCCGGTGGCGTATCGGACCGCAACGTCTCTTGGCAATCTTGGAGTTCCCATTGCAGGGGTGACTTGATAGACCTGATCCTGCCGAACTAGGCCGTTGCCGTCGAACTTGCCGTCACCTAAATAGGCACCGAACAACTCCTTGACCACAACGTCTCGGAGCTGCTCACCAGATACCCCGAGGCACCAGACTGACACAGGCTTGTTGAATCTTATGCCTTTCCACCAGTCTGGGTACGCTCCCGTGAGGTGGTACGCTACCTCAACCGCCATAGAAAATGTTTTTCCAACTCGGTTTGCTGCCATAAGCAAACGCTGCTTGTTCTCGCCCCCGGCCTTGTAAAACTTTTGCTGCCACGGGTAGGGCTTGAAGTGGTCTAGCCGGTGGGTTCGCTTATGTTCCTTAACGACAGCGATGGCTTTGGCTATATCCGCCGCTTTTTCCTGCTGCTCTTCTGTCAGTTCAGGAGTCCCTTTTTTGCGAACCGCTTTTTTTGAAGTGCTTACTGTCACAAAACGCCCTCAGTATGTATCTCGATATACCCCGCGTAGCCCCCCCACGGGGGAGTCCCTGATTTGCGAAGCCGCTTTGACCCGGATTGCGCCCCGGAGCCTTGACGGCATCGAGATTCGTAAGTCATTGATTTCATTGAAGTTTTTTCCAACCCCTGCGGCTCGATGTACCAATTACTGTACCAAGAGGGCTGCACCCCCCGTCACAGCTCGACATATGACCCATGCCGTATCGGGCGCTATAGCTTAGATGGATCAATACCTGCGTCCTTCAGTGCCTCGATGGCTGCATCGAGCTGCACATCTACGCCCACTGAGCCGCTTACATCGACCTCCTGCCGGTCTGTCCAGCCGCCCCTATTCTTGAGGAAGAAGATTTGGGCACTGGTGGAGGGCTTGTCGGGGTTCGTGGCTCCATCGTACAGCGCGTTCGTCACGGCGCGGACGCCAGCGGCCTTCCCCGCCTTTAATACCTCTGCAAATTCTGTGTCATCTTTCTTGCGGCGCGTCATCGTTGACACATGTATCCCTAACATGTCTGCGATCTGCTGCTCCGACAATCCAATCTGGGCGTAGTGGTATAGATCATCGAGATCTATATCTTTTGTGTGTGCCATGTAATTCCCTTGGAAATCAGTTGCTTATGATTGCGGAGTATGCACCTACAACAATCAATTGGCTATACCACGGGCAGTTGTTTTTTCTACGCCTCTACGCCTCTACGCCTCTACGCCTCAAGGCACCCCGACTCACCGGCACGGCCCCAGTGCGCCACAGGCCCCGTCACATAAGGCCGTGCCGGGTATGTGCCATGTGCCGGGTTAAATTTTCAATCCATATGAGATTTACTTTCTTATCTTTTACTCTCGTCCCTCTGGATACACTTTTACCTTGTCTCTCTTATCTCTCTCTTAAATTAAAGAAAAAAGAGTAAGAAAAACAAGCACTTAGCTGCTCCGGGTTAATATCTCACAGACCGGCACAATTCTGCGCCACCCCGACTCCCCGGCACACACCGGGCATAAAAAAACCCTCGGGGCTTCGCAGCCGGGAGGGCTTAAAGAGAATGAAATTCACCTCCTTACGAGCGTGTGTGCTCTTTCTTAATCTTACCTATCTGGGACTGGTAGGCAAATGTCTTGACTACCTGCTCCCTAGACAGCGTACCGGCCTCGCGCTTGTATTCATCGGGGCCAACCCTTTGGATTGTACCGCCTTGATCGAGGTATTCCTGTAGAGCCTTATCGGTGGCCGCTCGCAGCGCCTCCCTGCCCTTATCGATTGAGGGCCTCAATGTAGCCGGTCCTCGGTCTCCAGTATCTCGACGCCTGCGCGGCAGCAGATCGACCAATACTCGTATGTGCGTCGCTCGACGCGCTGGTCGCCGTAGGGTTCCATGTCTATACATACCTCCTCGATCACGTCGCAAAGCTTGCCGCACTTGTCGCACATAAAATCAGTAACGGTCATAGCAGACGCCCCCCAGCTCTAGGTAATCGGTGTGCGTCCCTGAAAGAACGCGCTTGCAGTAGTCTGCCTCGGATGCCTTGGCGTCCTCATAGTCTGCGTTTCCCGCCATGCCCATCAGGGCAAACGTGAGGGCCGTTAGCCCTGCACCTATAAATATCTTCACGCTATATCCTCCATGAACCCCTCCCATCGGGCGCGGAACATTGCCTTTATCTTGGTCACTGACGAGGGCGATATGCCCAGCCTGTTTGCTATTCGTTGAGGGGAGTGGCCCTTACGGCTCCCTTCTATTACCCCCTCAACAATTCGAGGGTCTTGATCCAGCCTCGGCTGGGCGCTGGCGCCCTTGGCCCTTGGGCCGGTGAACATGCGCCCAAGGCGGCCATCCATGACCACCCTAGTCGCTTGGTAGAATCTATCACTCATTTGTCGTTGATACCCCATTTTGTTGTAAGTAAATGCGGCGGCGTGGATCGATTGGGGTGTCGTGACTAGAGGGGCCACCCGCGGTCATCGATCCTGTTTCACGTCTGGACATATGAGCCAGCACACACTGAGGCCGCCGCTCCCCTGCGGGAGATGCCCCGGAATCTAGTTAAACCCTCCAGATCCTTACGGCGCTGCCGCCGTCGATGGCCCGGTGGGTGTACTTGCGCTTTAGCTTCTTGAGCTGGTACTCCAGTGGCCCGGCAACGGCTCCGGCGCTGCCGCCCTTGGGGATATCAAAGGCCACGCTGTCGCCCACCTTCATGGATATAGCCACGCGAGCCATGGGCGTGCGGGTCTTGTTGCTTTGGGGGACCGGGACGCCTGCCTCGATCTGGATGCCTGCTACTACCTTGACGTAGCTGCGCTGGGCCTCAACGAAGTCAGAGTTTTTAAGAGGCACATCGCCTCTTGCTGTATTTTTTAGTGTCATATCATCCCTCCATGGATGTCAGTTAATGATGTGATGCAGTCGCATCGCGGAGCGCACCTATGCTATGCGCTCGACGTTGTGGCTGTATGCGGTAAAAGGGTGCGGAGGTTTTCCCGTATGGGCCGCCTACGCGGCCTCCTCGTCCAAATGTACGGCCTTGGTTGGCCGCTTAAAGAAGCCGAACTTCTCATCGTCTTCCGATGGCTCGACTGCCGCCATGAAGGACACTCGGTCACCGCGAATAACGTCGAGGCTGCTTGGGATGCTGCCCCAGACCTTAAAGCCTCGGTCATCCTTTACCAGCATCTTCCAAGTGTCACCGTAGAAACCCTCTTGCAACTTGGTAGCTAACACGTCGCCGGTAATGGCAACGCGCCCGGTAGGGCACGGCTCTGCGGACTCGTACTCAGCCTCCTCAACGGCCTTTGCGGCAGCGGCGGCTGCATCTCTGGGTGCCACGAGGTATGCCTCGATAGCGTCAGCTACGTCCTTGCAACGCTCGTCGATGTAGACGTAGACCATCTGCTCACCGTCCCGGCCCTCGAAGGGCTTGCCGGTGTGGATGTTTACGATCCCTGACAGTGCCTCGATGACGGCGTCGGCTCGATCTACGGTAATGTAGGTGACGCGGCGCAGCGGGGAGCCGGTACGCTTCTCGGCAAAGGTCTGCATCCACAATTTTTCTTTTTTGTCCCAAGGCAGGAACTCACCGGCCATGAACGTGTCTTCGTTTGTGCCCCAAAGATCGCCAAGAGAAGTGTAGGTGTTCCACTCCCAGTGATAGTTATCACAGGGCGCGTGGATACCGGCATTGCTGTAGACCGGCTCAACATCGCCGTTCCAGACGATGTTTTTCTTGAGCCGCTCATCTCGCGAAGCTCGGGCAGCCTCAGCCCGTGCATCGAACTTCTCGATACGGGCCGCGACGGTTGAAACTAATTGCTGCAAGTCTTCCATGTCTATCTCCTCCGGGCCGCTTACGCGGCCTTCCTTGCGTTAAGAATACGCCAAACCTGCAAGACCTTAGCGCGGCTGCCCTTGGCCTGCTCAACAGGCTCGTTGTGCCATTGATCGATATAGCGACCTTCTTTGACTGTAAAAATATGACCACGGCTCTGAACAATGTAGGTTGCCGATGGGATAGCGTGATCGTTGTACCACTTCCTGATCGTGCGGTTCCCAGCATCATACTTGTCGGTTTCTTTTCTATTTAAGGTCTGCATGTATTCAACGTCGATTTTCACGCTGAATTTTTTGCGCATGAGATCGCGCAAATTCTTTGATTGGGTGACTCCCTTCCAGCGGCCCGACAAATTGTACTCGGCTTTATAGGCGTCAAATACAATCTGTGGCTCTACGTCAGCCGCCATAGCTGCCGCGAATATGCCGCAGCAAGGCATTGCGTTGACGGGCTTTCCGTTAATGGTCGGTGTTGCGTTTTCCATGTCCGTTCTCCGTTTGCTTTCTTGTTAAGACAAGACAGATCATACAGACATCTGTGTTAATGACAACTGTTTGTTGTCTTTTAACGTAAACTTTTTTCGAGGATGTTTTGGCACCACCAATAGAGGTCGGACTCCTCCATGTCGTGCTTCATGAGATTTACGCGAAGGCAGACGAGCTGCACGTTGCGGGGGCTGAATATATATCCCTTGTCTTGATCGATTCGATCCAGCGACACATTTAAGTCCTTACCCTTGCGGCCCTTACCGTCCTTGGCGGCCTGCATCAGCACACCGCTGAGGGCGCAGCGTCCGCCCTGCTCGCCCCAGATTTGCATCACCTTGTCGATGTCGATCTCAAAAGAAAGTCCGCGCTTCTTGGCGCCATACTTTGCCTTGGCTAGCGTGTTTCTGAGGTAGTCCCTCGGGCTGTTGTTTTGTGTCTTGAACTCGGCGCGAGTCCTGCAAGGACGGCATGTATTCTCGATAGAACCATCTGGCCTCTTGTAGAATCTCGCGCTGCCTTTTTCCTCCCCGCAGACGACGCATTTTTTTGTATTCATGGAGTAAAATTATACGCCTAAAACGGCGCCTCATCCTCCCAGTTATCGGGGTCCAAGGGATCAAGCTCCTCGACGGCCTCGGCCTCGAACACGTTCTCCTCAATGTTATGGAACAAGTTGAAGGCCTTCAGCGCCAGCCGCGGGATCACGAACTGCACGAACCTCACCTGCCTGTTGCCGACACGCCTCCGGGTCTCGCCAGCGATCAGCCCCGGCATGCTGTGGAGCTGCTTCCAAAACATCGACTCCTTCTTCGAGTGCTCGAACCTGCCCTTCACGCTAGTGACGTAGCACTGGTACAGCGCGTTCTTCGGCTCGTCCTTGCCGAAATCCAGCACCTCACCGTTAAGCCTCTGCTCCCTGAACTCCCCGGCGTTTATCGAGTCCATCAGCCACTGATCGACTG